ATAATAAATAATGAAAAACAAATTGTTGTGTACATCTTGTTATAAAGATTATGAGATAACACCAAATTATAAAAAATGTGTTAATCTAGGATGTATAAAATACAATATTAAAAAGAGGAGATAATGTGCCAATAGGAAAAAAAGGTAAGAAAAAAAGATACGGTACTGGCAGAAAACCTAAAAAATAGTGGGAAAGAAAACAAAAGTAAAGCAAAATATATTTCATAGTCCACAATCTTTAAAGAAATGGTCTTTGTCATTATCAGATGCATGTGGAAGTATAATTGTACAGAAGCCACATAACGCACCTCTTATAGATAAGTTAGTAGAGCAGTTTGTAGACGATTATAATATTAATGTCGAACAGGCACAAAATGGCAATTGAGTATAGAGGTGAAAAATTTTCAGGTTATAACAAACCTAAAGCTACTCCTAAACATGGTTCTAAATCACATGCAGTGTTAGCTAAATCAGGTAGCACAGTTAAGTTAATTAGATTTGGACAAAAAGGAGTTAAGGGTAGTCCTAAAGGAACAAAAAGAAATAAAGCATTTAGAGCTAGGCATGCTAAGAACATCAAGAAGGGTAAAATGTCGGCTGCATATTGGGCAGCAAAAACTAAATGGTAACTAAAAATATAATATGTATTTCACCAGAATGTGAAAATACGTTACCTCAAAAAGCACGTAAGTATTGTTCTGATACTTGTAAGTGGCGTGAGCAAAAAAGAAAACAACGTTATAAAGAACAAGGTAGAGAGTACGAACCTGAAATAAAAGAATCTAACAAAGGCACAGTTACACAAGTTAGACGTGGTGCTTTATATGATAAGTTTGTAAATGAAGGATATGCTTTAGATTTAATACAAGGCAGATTAACTAGACAAGAAATAGCAGACGAATTAAAATGTACGTCTTCACATATCAGTAGGCTACTAGGTGCATTCCAAGAAGATTACGCTAAAGATAGGCAAGCTGAAAGCTGGGAGATATCAGAAGATGCAGAACAATCTTTAAAAGATTTTGCAGAATTTAGAGACAGATACTTTTTAACTGAAATGGGTATACCTTTTGAAACTGCAGACTTTCACGTTAACTGGATAAAATCTATTAACAAAGCTTTACTAACTGGTGGACAGCAAATGATACTGTCACCACCACGTCATGGTAAAACTGAATTGTTAATACATTTTGTTATCTGGCTTATTATGAGAAACCCTAACATACGTATTATGTGGGTCGGTGGTAACGAAGATATTGCTATGAACTCTGTTATGTCAGTTATGGATACACTAGAGCAAAATGAAAAACTTAAAGAAGATTTTTGTGGTCCAGGAGGAACATTTAAACCAGCAACAAGAGCAGGTAAAATGTGGTCACGTAGTGGATTTACTGTATCAACACGAACAGTAGCTGGTATTAAATCACCAACAATGATAGGTATAGGTCGTGGTGGTAAGATACTTTCACGTGACTGTGACTTAATTATTGCTGATGACATTGAAGACCACAGCTCTACTATGCAACCAGCATCAAGAGAAAATACAAAAAACTGGTGGACAACTACATTAGGTTCAAGAAAAGAAGAACACACAGCTATGGTACTTATTGGTTCACGTCAGCATCCTGAAGATTTGTACTCTGCAATTTTAGAGTCAGAAGCATGGGAAACTATAGTAGAAGAAGCACACGATAGCCTTTGTGTTATACCTGAGTTTGAAGAAGAAGACCATGTTGATTGTATGTTGTGGTCAGGTAAGAGAACTTTTAAGTGGTTAATAAACAGAAAACGTGATGCTATGACTACAGGTGGTTTAAAGAATTTTGAAATGGTTTATCTTAATAAAGCTTACAGTGACAGTCTTAGATTATTTAATCCTGAACAAATAGAGAAATGTTATGACCCTAATATTGGTTTAGGTCATATTCCTAAAGGTGCATATCTAGTAGCAGGACTTGACCCTGCCGCTACAGGATATCAAGCAGGTTTCTTATGGGCGGTAGAGACAAATGCTTCCCAAATTAAATTAACATTAGTTGACTTAGAAAATCATCAGGGTGGTGGTTTAGATGAAGCTTTTGCCCTAATCAAAATGTGGCACGACAAATATGGTTGTTACCACTGGGTTATAGAAGAGAATGGTTTTCAAAAAGCTATAAGACAAGACCAGAGAATAAAAGAATACTGTAATGTCCAAGGTATTAAACTAGAGGGACACGAGACACATAAAAACAAATGGGATGAAAAATTTGGAGTAACTGCTTTAGCACCTATGTTTAATGAGCAGATGATAGTACTACCTTTTTATGACGCAGATGCACAAAGTAAATCTATAACGTATACAAAACAATTAGTTTACTTTGCATCTAAGGGTAAGGGTGGTAAAGGCTACAAATCAGACGTTGTTATGGCAAGTTGGTTTCCTATGAAAGTTATTAGAGCATTAACAAAATTAGTATATTCTGATATAGGAATAGAATACACTCCTAGTTTTGATGGCTATAATAGTGTACAATGGAACGAGACACCTTGGAGTTAAATGAAACCTGACGCAATAATCGAAAGAGCTTCCTATTTAAAACGAATGCATGATGATGCATTAACAGATAGAGCAAGATTTAGAGCTATATTAAATGGTGGTGAAGATGGTATTAAACAGTTATTAGGTCCTGGACTTGATTCTAGTGATTCACATACAATACCAGCACCTAACCTTATGCTATCTGCTTTAGATAGACTAGCTCAAAAAATTGGTAAAGTCCCAACGTTAGATGTGCATATTACTAATGCTAGAGATAGTGTTAGGAATAAAGGCAAGAAAGAAAAAGTAGAGAGAATATTATCTTCATACGACAGTATGCAAAAATTAGAATTACAATTACCTCAAGTTTCAAGATGGCTTCCTGGTTACGGATTTGCTGTATGGGTTATTACAACAAAATTAGATATGAATGGACATATGTATCCATGTGCAGAATTACGTAACCCTTACGATTGTTTTCCTGGTTATTTTGGAAACACACAACAACCTGATGAGTTAGCAATTATTCAAAAAATTCCTATAAGAAAACTTATGGATATGTACCCAGAGCTTAGAGCATATTATGAGACTAAGGATACTGATGAACAATCATATGATGGTTACAATCTAAGGACTTCTGACGATGGTAGTTGGGAAAACTCAGATGAAAACGGAGATGTCATTTTAGAATATATGAACCTAGAAGGTACATATGTTGTACATGTTGCTTCAAAAAAAATAGTAGACTTTGTTCCCAATCCTCTTAAATCAGGTCCGTCTTTTGTTGTAGCTAAAAGATTTAGCTTTGACAAAATACAAGGTCAGTTTGACCAAGTAGTTGGACTCATGGCTTCTATGGCAAAGATAAACATTTTATCTGTTATAGCTATGGAGGATGCAGTATTTACAGAAACAAATATAGTTGGAGAAATAGAATCAGGACAATATAGAAAAGGTAGAAATGCTATAAACTATTTATCACCTGGCTCACAAATAGTAAAACCTGTTACTAACTTACCGTATCAGTTATTTGAAGCTGTAGGTAGATTAGAAAGACAATTAAGAGTTGTTGCTGGATATCCAGTTCAAGACGATGCTATATCACCTAATTCATTTGTAACTGGTAGAGGTCTGGAAGAACTGGAATCTGGTGTAGGAGCTATGGTTACTGAGTATCACACAATACTCGAATATGCTTTACAAGAAATAGATTCTAAAAGATTAGAGTTAGATGAAGTGCTTTTTGGTAACAAAAGAAAACCTCTGACAGGAACTTATAAAGGTTCAGCTTTTTCAGAAAACTATACACCATCTATTGATATAGATAAAAACTATGTTACTAGAAGAAAGTATGGTGCTATGGCTTCTTTTGATGCACCAAATAAAATTATTACAGGACTGCAGTTAATGCAAGCTGGAGTTATAGATAAAGAAACTATGCAACAAGAAATGGATGGTTTAGAAAATATAACACACATCAATGAAAGAATTACTAAACAGAAGTCAGAAGAAATTATGGACCAAATGTTAATACAAGCCTCTCAGCAAGGTGACAAAACTGCTATGGCTGCTGTTGTAGAAATATATAATAACCCTAAACAAAAAGGTTCTATATTAGAAAAATACTTTACAGCACAAGGTGAAGAGCCAAGTCCACAGGAACAAGCTATGTTGCAACAAGCAATGGCTGGACAACAACAAGGTGGTCCACCAAACTTACAAGCTATGTTAGGAGGCGGTAATGCCCCCCCTGTTCAATAGTGATAACGAAGAGTTTGCACAAATAATTGCTAGGAATTTTTCAGAACCAATAGAAGAAGTAACAGAAGAGTATAACGTACCTGAATATGTTGATGCAGAATATACTACATTAGCAGTTACTTACATTCCTGGTTTAGGGAGAATAGAAATTACATTTCATCCTGATACACATGGGAATATATTTTGAGTAGAAAAAGAAAAGTTGCAGATTATAAAGCTGATGACTATAAAGGACAAGCTAAAGAGTTAGATACTTTGAGAAACTCTGCACCATTAGAACAGATAGAAGAACCTATTGTACCTACACAAGCAAGACAACCTGCACCTAGTAATTTAGGTGGATTTGTACAAGACGTCACTGCTCCTGAACAGGACCCTATGGTTAGTCCTTTAGCAGGTACACAAGATGGATTTAATAGATTTAACGCAGCTCCTGATGCGAATATGATTTTACAAGCTATGTATAAAGTATTGCCTAGCAAGGAGATAGCAGCCTTACTGAAAGACTTGTAGTATGGCTGAAATAAGATGGTGGTGGCAATCTCCCGTACAAGATGAAATAGAAGAAACACAACAAAATTCAAGAATAGACCAAGCTAAAGTAATTCAAGGTATGATTGAGTCTGCACCACAGACTGCTACCAATCTACAAGGTTTAGTTAGAGAACATTTTTATTTACCAAAAGATGTATTAGTCGGTGCATCTTTAATGAACTTAACAGCACAATCTCCTGAAATAGGAACTATAGTTGAACGATGGCTTGACTCTGAAAAGACTTGGTGGGATAGAGTAAAGTCTGTAGGTAGAGGAACTATAAGAACTGCGTTCACAGCATTTGATTCTGTGCAAGATGAAATAGTTAAAAAACCTGTACTAGCTTATCAAAAATATTTAAACCAAAAGAAGTATAGAGACAGTCAAGGAATATTAGGTGCATCACTACAGCTTTTAATTAGTAATGATGCACGTAATGAGCTTGGACAAGTAAGAGATATATTAGGACCTTCTGTAGGTAGAACAGCATTACAGAATTTGTCAGCAGGTAAAAAGGTTAACTTAGGTGAAGGATACTTTCCTAACTCTACATTAGCTGAAGATACAGATGTGTATAAAGAATTAGTAGGTAGAGGTGTAGACCAAGGTGAAGCTAAAAAAATAATACAAACTTATTACGGTCAAGATATTACTAATAACGAAAGAGAACGTGACGAAAGTCTTACCATACAAACTAGATTTGGTACAAGTAAATTAACACCAGCAGCACCATTAACAGCTACTGTATTTGAACCAGGAACAAAAGGTTACGATATTATGTCAGGAATTATTGACGGTGCTTTTACTTTAGTAGCTGACCCATCAATATTAGTTGGTAGTTACCTAAACAAAGCAGGTAAAGCTGTTAGGTCATTATCACAAGCTGATGTTTTAAAAAGTGCAGGCATTATAGATAATGCTGTACGTAAAACTATACACGTTCCTTCTGCTACAGAATATTTGACTGCTACAAAAGGTGGTAGAAAAATTGTAGAACAAATAGCATTAGCTGATAACTTTGACACTGTTGGTCGTTTATTAAAAAATCAAGGTGATGCTGCCTTGCATAAAAATTTAATGAAAGCTAACTCACCACAAGAAGTTACTGATTTATTAATACCAGCAATAGAAACTGCTGTTAAATTTAAAAGACTAGACCCTAATTCATTAGCACTAAGAGGTTCTGTTTCTAGTGCAGCAGGTAGATTAGTTGGTGGGGAATTTGGAGAAGCAGTAGGGTTTATGGGTGCAGTTCGTAAATCACAAGCTGATAGTGCATTAGGTAGAATATTTGCAGAATTTCCTGTACCAAAATTAAATGTTAAAGATTTAAACCAATCCTTTTTTGATTTTAAACAATGGATGAAGTGGGCAAAAGTAGATGATGATGTTGCTGAACCTGCATTACAGAAATTAGCAGAACTAGCTGAAAATCAAATATTAAATCCTGATGAAGCACAATCATTACAAAATATGGGAGACGTGTTAGATATTTGGAATGATGTACTTGGTCATATTGGACAAAAGTTTGAAGCTATAGATTTACCTCCACAATTAATGAAAGGTATTAAACGATGGATGGCAAGTGTAGACGAGACACATAGATACTTTGTTAATGAGTTAGGTGAACTTGAGTGGTTCCCTGGTTCTAAATTTGAACAAATACCTAAGATGATGAAAGAAGAATTTTCTGAAATATTAACTGATGACGACACAATTACAGTTATTGAAAAAGTATTAGCAAAATTTAAAGGCGACACAACAGTCGTTACAAAAGAAATAGAAGATATAGTCGCACAAGTTAAAGAGATATCAAACGACCCTACTGCTGTAGAAACTAGGATATTAGTAGATGAGATATCATCAGGATTTTATGAAGGTGCAGAACGTAATGCATTAGATATAGCTGAAGAAATAGGTGTTGCTACAGGTGGTAAAGTTTCTAAAGGATACACTATACCAGATGGTACTTTATCTGACCCTGAGAATGTATTTGACTTATCAGAAAAATATGGACCTTACTTCTTTGAAAAAACTAAAGAGATAGCAGATGGCACAGTTACTGCATTTGTAGATACAGCAGAAGGCTTTAAGTTCTTTAAAGGCAAAGTTACAAATAAAGTTTATAGATATCAGAATACATATTTAAGAGTGAAAGGTGTCACAAGCATACCTATGGATGTATTTACTAATCCACAGAAAGCTACACAGTTAGAAATGATTTTGTCTAAAACTGGTATGACTAATAAAGAATTGTTTAACCTAGTGCAGACAGAGAAAAGAGCTTTTAAGTTACTTGATTTTGAAGTGACTAAGGGAGCTAGATACGACAACCAATCACCAAGAATGAAAGAACTTAACTTAGATGATGGTAAAGCTGTAGATGAATTAACCGCACAGAAAGAATATAGCAATCTTAGAGACGAAGCTTTAGGTGGTAGTCAAGAAGAAATAAACTCATTACCTAAGAAAACAAGATTACAAGTACAAAATAAAATACAAACTATAGAAGATTCTAAAAAAGTAATGAATACTATAGAGAAAGCTATAGAGAACCTTGACGCACAATTAGCTAGAGTTAAAGCACAGTATGCACCTAATAAAGTAAATAAAGATTGGTACCGTAAAAATTATGGTACTGATGAAATGGAAGATGCAGAAATTGTTATTGGTTTAAACAAATTAAAAGAAGATGCATTAAATCAAGTTAATAAAGAAATACAAAGAACTACAAGATATAGAAGTAGAGATTTCCGCAAAGGCAAAGATGGTGCAATAGAAAAAGGAACTGAACAAGAGTCAGTACAAGATGTAATTAAAGTTTCTTCTGGTCCTTCACTTAGCATAGTTAAACAAAATCTTATTAATGATAGAAAAAGAATTGCACAAAATATTGTTAAATTAGATGGTGAAATATCAGAAGTTGTACCTTCTTTTAAGAAAGCTAATGAAATATTAGAAAGCAAAGATGTATATGACCCTGATTATTGGAATAAAGATTGGGGTTCAATAAACCCTAAAGAAGATTTAGCATCTGTTGTTAAAAGAAACATTGAAGAATCTGATGGAACTATTATATTTTATTCAGGTACTACATCTAAAAACTTAAAATCAATTAAAGGGTATCTAGACAATGCAGACTTAGGAGTACGTGGTACTTTAAAGACAGGTGCATATCAAGGTAACAAACCACACATAGTTATTGATTTATCTAAAACTACTTCAAAGAAACAAATAAAAGAAATGCAAGAGTTTATTTATAGAAATCGTGTAAAGAAATTAAACGTTGTAGGTAGTTCAGATATAGACAATGTACAAAAAGCATTACAAAAAAATATAATGGAAGATTTATTATATTACCAAAGTAAAAATCAAAGAGTAACTTTAGGTAAATTAAAAACTGTATTGGAAGAAAATTTAGAACAAATACGTAAAGTACCTACTGATGAAAGCAGTGATGAAGTAATCAATGCTATCTATGAAGAGTTTACTAAAACAACTTCAGGTAGAAGTCTTAAAACTGTTAATAGACCTAGAGCTACAGCACACTTGTTATCTGAGTATTGGGATGAAGGTTATATACCAATGCCTGATGCTAGATTGTTCTTACGTGTATTTAGACCTATGAGAGATTTACACCTTAGATTAACTGGTAGAAGTAGAAACATAACAGATGAAGCCTACGATAAATTATTATCTAAACCGATTACTGACTTAGCTAAATTAGAAGTAAAAGGTGCAGAAAGAAACATGGCTGAATCTATATCTAGGTTAGTAAGAAAGACAAGAGTAAATGTAAAACTTAATACAGATGGTGATGACATAGCACAAATTACAGATGGTATGGTTTCTTTGATTGGTGATGGATATATGCAGATGCTTTGGAAACCTTCTATCCTATTGCGTCCAGCTTGGGTTACAAGGGTCGTAGGAGAAGAGCAAATTAGAATGTGGGCAGAAGGACTAGACAATGTGTTTACGCATCCTGTTTCTGCTTTTGCTTGGATATTTGGTAGAAGTCCACAAAGAAATAGACAACTGTTTATGACTCAAAGAGAAAAGAGTAGAGATTGGTTAACTGAAAATTATGGTAGAGGTGGAACAGACATATTTGATGAGACTATGGAAAAAAGTTTCTTTCATCAAGAAGCCATGTCACAGACAAATAATGGTGTGATGTTAGGTATGGACCCTAGAAGGAGTAGAGGTTTTATAACAAAGAATAAAGAAGCAGCAGGTTTTTACAGTAGCTGGACCTCAGAGTTGTTACAGCTAGCTGATGACCCTATAGCTCCTTTATTAGCAAAGATAAATATAGACCCAGTTAAAAATCCTATAAAATATAAAGAGTCAGTAGATGCAGTTAAACAATCTTTCTGGAATGGAGACTTGTCAAAATGGCGTAAAGCTTATGTTGGTAACTCTACTGAGGAAGGTAGATATCTAAAAGACTTAATTAATAAAAACAAAGCTTATTCAGATTCGTACGTTGATTCTATAGTTGCACGTATACATCTTAAAACTGGTGGTAAATACGAAGCATACGAGATACTACCTAATGGTACTAAACGATTTATAAATACTTCAGACCCAAATGTTTTGGAAATAAAGAATCCAATAGACTATGTAATTAAAAATGCAGGGGACAAAGAGTTAATAGAACATATCTCTATAAATGCTTTAGATGACCGTGCTTCTAATAAAATTTCTATCTTTAGTAAGAAAGCTAATGATTATGTAGAAAGAAACTTTAATAGGAACATGACAAGAAGTGAATTTAATTCGTATAGTACTTGGCTCAAAAACTTTAAAGGCGACATGATAGACAATACTTTTAAAGTTAAAGCTTCAAGATATGATATGGATGGAGACAGAGTAAGTCAATACAACAGAGTTCTAGAAACATTGTTCTCTACTTTAATGGGTGCATCTACTAATGAGTTGTCAAGGTCGCCTGCATTTAGACAGTACTACTGGAGATTTATAGAAAGTGCATACGCCAATATGGATGAAATAGCTAGAAGAGAAATTATGAGAGCTGCTAAAAAAAGTATGAGAGGTTTACCTAAAGGTGGTAGTGGTAACAAGTATATTAAAAATTTAGAAAACATGGGGTTTGCTGACGTTAGTAAACAAATAGGTATAGATGATTTAGAGCAGATAGATACATTAGCTAAAGCTTATTCCTTAAAAGAAACACAATCATTACTATATGACTTAAACAAAAGACATGCTATCTCTGATATGTTAAGACTTGCTTTTCCTTTCGCAGAAGTTTATTTAGAAATTGCTGGTACGTGGACAAGGTTATTAAAGAATCAAAAAACATTATTTGGTAGAAAACTACAACGAGGTGTTGAAGGTGCAAGAAAGCCTAGCATATTTGGTGAGGAAGATGATGAAGGCTTCTTTACTACTGACCCACAAAGTGGAGAGGAAATGTATAATGCACCTGGTTTCGGGTTAAACAACAGTTTGGATAGACAACTTGGAAATCCTAGTCCAGAAAATGCAATTACTAATCCTATTACAGGTGCTCAAGATATAGATGCTCCTGGTGTTAATGCTAGAATAGAAGGCTATGCAAGCGGATTAAACATGGTAGCTGGTTCAGTAGTACCTGGTCTAGGACCATTAGTATCACTACCTGCATCAGCAGTATTACCTTCTACTAAAGGAATTGACCAAGCGTTGTTTCCTTATGGTAGACCACAGTACTCACCTTTAGACCCAAGTTATTATGTAGAGGCAGCTTTGCCAACATGGTTAAATAGATTACGTTCTACAAGTGGTAGTGGAAGTCCACAACTACAAAGAGCTTACGCAAACAGAGTTAAAGAAGTACAAAGGGCTATGTTTGTTTCAGGTATTTATGATGACAGTACTCCAGAAGCAGAACAAAAAAGTTTAGAACAAGCACGTAAGTTAGCTAACTCAATGTTAAAATACCAAGCGTTTATAGCATTCGTTGCTCCTTCACCTGCTGTAGTTAATTATGAATATGAAGTTGGACCAGATGGTGCAGCATTTCTAGACCCATGGGAAGCTAAAGCAAATGACCCACAACATAAGTTTTTTGCAGATACTTTATTTTCTGACGCATATTATCAAATGTTAGCTGGTGTAGATGGAGACAGAGTTACAGCTACTGCTGAGTTTATAAGAACATTTGGATTTGACCCTAGTGCATTACTTGTTTCTAAATCTAAAAAGATACAAGCAACAGCTTATACAACAGAAGGTGGATATTTTTATAAAGCAAACAAAGAGATTATGGACAAGTATCCTGACATATCTTATTACTTATTCCCTGACAGTCCTTTAGGGGAATTTGATTATCAACAATGGGCTGATGCTTTTACAGAAGGAAGAAGAGTAGATTTAACTGACGTTGAATTTAAACGTTCTATAAGACAAGCACAAGGTTCCTTAGCTTATGAAAATGCTAGAAGATTACTTTTAGATACTAATGTCTATGCATCTGTACCAATGGATAAGAAATTTGAACAGTTGTATTTAACTAAATTAGACTTACAAAAGAAATTCGTTGGTTATGGAACTACATCATCAGTAGCTAAATCATTAGATATAGATGCTAAGATAGCACAGTTTCAAGCTTTGTTAGCAAATGAAAGTGGTAAAACAGTTAAGATGCCTGATGGTAGCCAAGTTGCTATAGAGAACTTACCTTCTATTCAAGGTGCAATGAAATACTTAGTAGCTAGACAAAATGTACTTCAATCTATACGTTCACAGTTTGGAGCTAATGCTAGTTTAAGTAGGTCAGAAGCTGCAGAAGCAAGACAGTATTTAAGTACATTATCTAAACAACTTATGATGCAACACCCTGACTTCTACTATTTGTGGTATGATATTTTTAGATTAGAAATAGAGGAAGAGAACCTCGGAGGAGTATTCAGTGGCTGAAGAATTAACGCCTGAACAACAAAAAGCTTTAGAAGATGTTTTAAATAACAGAAAAAATATACCTTATGTAGAAGTTAAAGGTAATCTTTTAGATATATTTAGAGATAAAAACTTTCAAAATAAAACTGTTAACGAAGAACAACTAAAGAGATTTTGGGAAATATTTGGTTGGGTACCTAATGTTGTGTGGGGTGGAATTATAGGTAACACAATACAGAATGTAGCAGGAGTTGCAACAACTTCATATAGTGAAGAAGATTTGCCAACTAGAAAAGAAGACATTGGTATGAGTTATGCACAGTACACAAACATGATATCTTACTCTTTAGGTAGAGAGTGGGACAGTTTAGAACCAGAAGTACAAGAAGGATTTAATTATATTTATGAGATAACCCCACCAGAAGATTTAAGAAAGATAGCTGTTGCTGCAGGAGACCATCACGATTTACTTATAGAAGCAGTTCTTCAAGGTAAGAACCCTGCAGATATTAGAGTTAGTTTTGAAGATGCAAACATAGAAGTCCTGAACACTTACTCTGAAGAATCAGACTTAGCACGTAAAGCTTATTATGAAAAACAAGCTAGAGAAGATGCTTACAAAGAATCTGCATTTATGTTATATGATAAAGACAATGCTGAAAGTTTATTACTTGAATTAGAATCAGGGAAAATAGATAAAACAGAATACTTAAAACGTTTAGATATTATGTTAGAAAAAAATAACATAGACCCTGCAGATTTTTTACAAAACCTACAAGGTCAAGAGGTAGGTTCTGTGACTGGACCAGTATCTATTGAAGATACTTATTTAAGCAGCGTAGCAATGGGTCTTACTGGAGGAGAATACTACGGTATTGCAGGAGAGGTTATACCAGAAGTTTACGGAGAAGGTGAAGAACCTTTATACGAATATGGATTAGGCAGACAGTTGTTTGCTAATGCTAGTCCTGAAGAGATTATGGAAGTCCAATTACTTTTAGTAGAATCAGGATTTTTACAACCATTTAGTTTCGTATATGGTGTTCTAGATAATAATGATGGTGGTACTGTACAGGCTATAGAGTCTGCAATGTCACGATTTAATCTAAATGGTGAGACTATATCACAAGAAGATTTATATTCTATATTGTTAACACCAGGTGCAACTGCACAAAACTTAACTGTATTTATTAAAGAGTTCTATAAAGATACTTTAGAAGATTATGGTTATGGTAAAGATAAGTTTGCAGCATCAGAAGGTGCTGGTGTCAATTACCAATCATTGTTTAAATATATAAATCCAAGTCCTTATTCTGTCAAAGCTACTATAGGTAGTGCGATTGAAGAAGGATTAGGTAGACCAGCTAGTGATTACGAATTGTCTGCTTATGCAGATTACGTTAGTAAACTTTCTTATGATATACAAAAAGAAAACTTTAAAACAAATGAGAGTAATATACAAGCACAAATAGCTGCTGAAAGACAAAGAGCTCAAGCAGCACAATCAGGCATGCCATACGAAAATGAGTTGGAATTGCAAGGAACAGTTTCACAGGAAAACATGGGTGCTGTTATTGGTCAAGAATTTGATGAGTTCGTAAAGGATAAGTATGGAGATATGTTACAAGGGCAAAGGGATACAGCTCTTTATAATAATACTTTTGTTAACCTTCTTACCAACATCGGTAATATTGGCAGATACGTCAAAGGAAAGTAACATGTACAATGCTACTAAACTTTATTACCTCCTACTAGGAGCTACTCATTACCTAGAAAATAATGCAGGTATGGAGATAAAGAGTAACGAATTAAATAAAAACCCTAAAGTTATGGAAGACATGCATTCTATGATAGCTTTAGCTTTTGCTGAACATAGAACAGGTGACAATGAAACTGATGGTATAGCAAAAAACGTTAGAGGTGCTAGAAATAATAATGGAAGTTATGACCACGGAATCTGGCAAATAAATTTAAACCAAGCTAACTATACATACCTTACTTCACAACAACCTAGTAATGGAATAAACTCTAATATCCCTATGTTTAAAGGACTTAGTAAGAGAGAGTTAAAAGATTTATTATATGACCCTGCTGCAAATGCCATAGCAGCTCTAGCTATAGTACAACTTACTGCTGGTGGTGATGAGTATAGTGGTATAAATAATTGGTCTACAGGAAACCTTATAGATGCTAATAGTGCTTATTATCTTGAAGCAAAAAAAGATTTAACAAATCATATAGGAGCTACTGAATGGGTAAACGCAAGAATGGATAAAAAGATTACTGAATCTTTTCAATCGATTCCTACATTTCAAACACCAGTTACTCCACCAGATATTGATACTGAGTTCATCAACAATGAAACAAACAGAATAACAATGAATGAAGACTACAGTAATCTTAATTTTATAGATGCTGCTGTAGCTAAGACAATACAAACAGGTTATGACGCCTTTAAAACAACAAAAGGATATTTTAATAAAGTAAAAGAAAAATTAAACGAGCCTTTTATAGGGGATGCTTTATTAAAAGAAATAGATTTTATGGAAAGTAATTACAATGAATGATGAGCAAATGGCTGAGTTGATTAGATTACAAGTACTTATAGCTAAAGGTCGTAAAGCAATTAAAAAAGTAAAATCAAACAATGGAAAGTAAAGAATTTCTTTTAGCAAAGTTAGAAAATCTGGAAGAGCAACTTGCCTCTATAACTCAATCTGGTCAGATACCTGATATTGCTCAGATTGCAAAAATAGAAAAAGAATTAACTGCAGTTAAACAGGAACTTCAGATACTTGATAATTTAGAAACCTCAGCTGCAGATGCTTTAACTTTACCAGATGATGAGGGCTATGAAAATAGAGGTATGAGTTACGAATTAGGTAATGATGTAGCTGATTTAGAATATCTACTAGCACAGAAATACAGCGACTTTATAGCTGATGACCCAACAGATACAGAACCTTTTGCTAATATGTCTGAAGGAAACCCACCTTTTGAACTGACATTAATTAATGATACATTTTTATATGTTGACTTGTTAACTATTAAACCTCAGATGCAAGGACAAGGCGGAGCTTCTCAGATAATGATAGAGGTAATACAGTTTGCTAGAGAGAATAATTTGCATGTTATTGCACAACCAGTTAACAGTAAAGTAGAAACATCTATGAAAAAATATGGAGCACAACCTTTTTTTGGAGTTTTTTATTTTGGTGCAGACATAAACGCAGCAACAAAAGCTGGTATAGATGCAGGTATAGTTGACATCAAAAGATTAGCAAGTGAGTATCAAATATTTATGCGAGATATGCAAGACTTAACAGAACAACAAGTAGAAGAAGTTTTATTCATAGGAGACCAAAGTGAAGGAACTAGAAGCTTTATGACAAGAGTAGCAGCAGGTGACTTAGATTTTAGAAGTTATCTTGCAGAATACTTACCAGGTGTTTCTGCAAATGTTACAGATGAGGAGCTACAAAGAGCTTTAGCATCTGTTCCTGTAGTACGAGAAACTCTTGGTAAAGATTTTGAAAGAGAGATGGCTAGATTATATTTTAATTCAAGTGGTGAAAATAATTTTACAGGCTGGCTTACACAAACATTTCCTGGACAAAATTATTTATATTTATTAAAAAAAAGAATGGATGATAAAAACGTAGTAGTAAGTTTTGATGCATTGAAACAAAGAATAGAAGAAGATTTAAAATACATTATTGATAGTAAATCTATAGATAGCCAACCTGACATAAAATTTTTAATTAGTCCAGATGATATACTTTTTAACCAATCAGAAAAAGACCCTTACGTAAGAGATAGTGTTTATATAGAAAGTACAGGTAATAGCTTTAATGAGATTAGTGATAAAGAAATTGAAATTCTTCACAAGTATCTTAAAACTCCAGCGGTTAGAGAACAATTTAGTTTATTTAACCCTGCTAAGTTACCTTTTTGGGTGAATCAAGATGACGGGTTACACAAATATCCAGATATGTTACACAAAACAGGAGATAATTCATTCGTAATATACAGAAGCACTAACGTAGTAGATGCAGCTACAGGTATTAGACCATGGAAAATATCAGAGACATGGAACAGTAGAACTGCAGGATTAGGTAGTTTAAGCTACGCATCTAACAATCCAAGCTATGCTTCTGAGTATGCTTTAGACAAAAATAATGTAGGTCGTGATGTATACGCTATTGAAATCAAAGGTGTACACCCTATTCAAATATTAAATCTTGATACAGAATTAAGAAATACTGCAGCTCTCTTAGAGTTGTTTGACTTAACATATGAAGAAGCTGGTAGAAAAACTTTTAGAAGTCATATGCATCAGTTAAATCTTTCTCCTACTTTACAACGAAATATATTTTCACAGCTTAAAGATTATGGTTATAAGGTTCTTATTAATGCTACTACAGGTAGAGGTGGTGGTAGAAGCGTTAGTTGGATGGACGGTAATGGAGAAGTGTTTTCTTTTTCTAAAGAATCAACAGGTGGTACTCCTTATTTAGAATCAGAAGTTTTAATCATAGACGATACAGTTGAAAACAAAGTATTAGGAACTATAGAATCTAATCAAGGAGGCTACAGTTTAACACCTTTTAACAAAAATACTGCTATACAAGATGAGATAAAAAGGATAATTAAAAGAGCAAGAACTTCTTTGCCACAGTTTGAAACGTCTAATTTTTTAAATAGTTTATCAGGTTTAATAAATGAAGTTAATTTTGAGATTAACAATATGAGACCAAGTGTAGACAATGTTACAAAGCCAATAGACAATAGACCTACAGAGCAACTTGATTACAAACTTTTAGGAGAAGTAAGAGAGAAATTATCTATCTTACAAGGTAATGTCCAAATGTTTATTGCTGATAATCCTGGACCTACTTTTGATGGTATTGACTATCAATCATTAGATGAGATTGTATCTCAAGTCAATATGAATTTAGAAACACAGATTAGAAGTCAAACACCTGGACTATACGAAACAAGAACTGGAAAGTATGTAAAGTTAAACGAACTAAGAACTATGCTTAACTCTACATTAGCTGAAGAAGTTGGTCTTGAGTTTGAAGATGGCTCTATATATGATGACGAAACGTCTGATGTTCTTAAAAATCATTATTTAATACAAAAAATTAATTTACCTAATGGTGGAGTACATAATAAGTATTGGCAAATAACTGGTGTAGCTCAAGCAGCAGATACTCTAAACGTACTAGATGAGTATGGTGAAACTAGAATGTTACCGTTGACATCTGATTTATCTTTAGCATATATGACTGAAGAAAATCAAAAAGTCTTTGATAGATACTTTGATAGAAATAATAACTTAGCCGTAGGCAGTACTAAGATAGAATATCCTGGTATTCGTAGGGGTACATGGAGAGACGACCTAAGCTTAAGTGATAACTTAATGCATGTTTTAAACCAACCTTATCAGAATACAATAGAGTTAGGTATGGTACATGTATCACCTAGAGCACCTATAAGTATTAATGATTTTGTATCTGGTGCAGAAGCATATGATTCTCCTATAGTCAATAGACAAGGTCAGGTAAGATTTGACAGGATAGCTGCAGATGCAAGAAATAGAGATGGTCTATACGGTATGAGTCTTTCTTTTGAAAATGATGTAGTTGTAAATGAGTATAGTCGTATTACTGGTAAACAACTTCAGGGAGTTCCTAATTACTTTACCGTAAGATTAAACAGTAACAATATACTTACACCTAATAATATTACGTTTGGTAGTTGGTTTGAAAAGTTCGATGTATTCTCAGCTGCACAAGCTATAAACGTAAGTCCTCGTAAAGTAATAGATGCTATGATTGCATCTGATTTAATAGAACCTAGTAGCACAGGATACTCAGCATCTTTTAATAGTTATCAAACACCTGGTAGATTAGTAGAGCGAATGACTGCAGTAGTAGAAACTATTACAGATACTCCCAATAAGACTCTAGTAACTAAATTTATTAGAGGTGGTGGGATAGATGGAATGATACAGCACGGTCACAATTTTAGTTACGACAACTTTCCTGAGTTAATGTTGTTTGACCCTAATGACCAAATGAAGATAGGTAGGGTAACAGAGATTGTTGATAGTACTAAAGAACTATACGATATTAATAAAGACCAATACAAGATAGTTAGTCCAGATGAAAAACCTTTACGTACAGTAGAAGAAGTCAATAGAAATATAAATCAAACTAAACTAGATGATGCATACTCAACCAGACTAAACTTTCAACAACAATTTAAAACAACTGAATTACAAGCTATGGGTTTACTAGATGATGTAACGATAGAACGTATTAATAACTCCTCATTAAGTAATGATGCAGCAACTGATATAGTGTTAGCCTTCCAAGATGTAGACATACCTACAGCATTTGCAGATGATGTTCTTGATGCAGCTAATGTTATAACCATGTTGGGCGAGGATGAGTATTATAATACCCTAGGTAAGCTAGAGAGATTACAAAAAGGTGGACAACTAGGTACTCTTTCTGTAGAAGAAATAGCTGAAAGGATTGCGTTTGAAACAAGTGCAAGTAGTAAATCAAGAGCTGTACAAAATTTAAGAAACACTATAGCTAAATCCTATGGTAAGAGAGGACCAAAACAAACAGGTTTAATAGCATTAGATATTTATGAACTGTCTTTATGGGGCGGTGCTTTAGCTTTTGGTACATCAGAGGTATGGACTACTTGGTTTGAGAATATAAGTAAAAAGATTTCTAACCAAGTATTCAATACTAATTACACACCTAATGAACCTGGTCAAATAGATTATGAAAAACTTGACAAGACAATTAGATTTGCAGAAAACATTGACCCATTTGAAATAGTAGTTGGTCCAATCATAGATGATATACAAGACTATAGAACAGTCAATCCAAGTAATCCACAGGCACAAGCAACAGAGTTAATGCGTACTGCACCACAAGTACAAGTTACTGATGATATAACTGTAACTGACTACGGTATAAATGCAGATGAGATATCCCAAGGTAAACCTAGAAGTAAGTTTCAACAGTTTATGTCACTTGGAAAAGCAAGAGTACTAGAAGATATAGAAATGAGTAAAGAAAATCACGCAGAAAAGTGGTATAGTAATTACATTGATACTGGTAACAATTCCTACTATCAAGCATATAGTCAACCTGATGAGGATTTTTAATGTCTAACTTTTATATAGACCCAGACGGAATAGTACAACCAGTATATCCTAGTAGTAGAATATCACCAGGTACTCCGTTATTTGAAACACGTGAAGAAGCTAACTCTGCTATACCAGCTAAAACAAGAAACGTTGGCTGGATGTATTCAGATAGAATGGTTGCTGACTACGTGTACGCAGAGAATGGTAAAACATTTTTCTTATATGATGTAAGTTCTGTTACAGGTGGTTCAACCTATGTAATGTATGAAGCTGTAGGTCTAGCACCTGGAGACTATGCAAGTACTTGGGACGCAGACAGTTTAGGTAATGAACGTAATGGTCCAAGTCTTTCTACTGTTTTACCTGATGCAGATATAATACGTAGTACTGGTGAGACACGACTCACAATGCAAAACTTTACAGTGGCTAGAACACCACAAGGACTTAAGCTAGGTGACTGGATAGGTCAAACGATGGAAGGATTAGAACAACTGTATCCTTTCTTGTATGAAGAAGTAGAAGGAAGAATGCCTGCGATAGGTTTGATATTTAATTCTTTAACAAGTGGAAATCCAATAACAAACGAACAACTCACATTAGCAGGTGTAGGTAAAGGATTTACTACATTAAAGTTAGACCATTTGAATGCAACAATAGCTTCATTAGATGACAACCCTGGTAAGTACAATGTTGTTGTAGATGGTAAGCTTGTAACGCGAACTAATCAAGACTACATAGCTTTAGAAAAGAAAGTAACAACAGGTATAGATACTGCTTTAGGAGCACTAGGTTTAAATGCAGATGTCTTTAAACAAGATAATGTTGAACTTTATAAAGCATTAGAAACCTCATTAGTAATGGGAGAGATAGAGATTGAACAATTTGAAAACTATCTTGGACATAGATTAGGTATTGATGGTTACAAGATAGCTAAGGATAGTAACCTCTATGATGTATTTAAAACAGTAGATACTATGGTAGACAACCCAGGAAAGTTCAATGCGTTTGTAGACTTCGATACTTTTAAACAATCTAACTTAGCGTTGTCAGAATTAAAAAGAGTAATTGGTGTAGGTAAATTTAATACATTAGATGAAGCAGAAAAAAATAGATTAGTAGGTCTGTATTCCAGAGATACTAATGCAGGTATGCAAGAGTTTCAAAACATATTTGATAGCGACCCAATGTATGAAAGATACGCAAACAAAGGACTGAACTATGGTTTAGTTGTAGGTAATTACAGAGACCAGTACAGTTCTATACTTGGTGACAAACCAGATGAAACAAGTTCGATATTTATGGACTCAATCAATATGAGTTATGAAGATGCAAAGAAATCATTCTTAGATTACGGATACAAAACTGGTAATAAGAAATACATGGCTGACTTAGCTAGGTCTTTGTCACAGTCTATGGGAGGGGTAGTGATTAGATAATGGCACAGGTTACAGTATATACAGCAGACGGTAGATTTAGTACAACAGCTAATGATGAACTTAGTCCTGTTGATATAGCACGAAAAGAAACTAGACATGAACTGGAACGTTTATTAGCAGGAGATATTCCTGGAAGAGAAGGCTATAAAGGTGGAACTTTAACTGCACCAACCAATAATAGTTCAAGTACACCTAGTACAACAACAGAAGGTAAGACTACTACTAGAACACAAGTTTATACATTGTTACCTTGGTTACAAAAGTATGGTGGTGCAGATGCTAATACGTTAGTTGATTCTTATGTATCAGGCTATAACAATAGCGGTGGTAGTGCAGAGTTTGCATTAGCAGAGATGAGATTTGGTACAGATAGTAAAGATGCATACAGCAGAGTGTTTGCTAATATTGTAGACCCTAATACTGGTGCATTAAAGATGAGTGAATCTGAATACATATCAGGTTTAGAAAAAGTATTAACAACTTTAACAGCTTATGGTCTTAATGGTTATGCCTCACAGAATGGTAAATCAGCATGGGCTAGAGCAGTAGCTAACAATACATCTGCTGAAAGCTACGCTGGTAGAGTAAAGCTAATACACGACAGAGTTATTAATAGAGTAGATGATGAATTACAAAATTCTATTATTAATTCTTACAATGAATATTTTACAAATGAGACAGGCACTACTGTATCTATGGGACAAGAAAGTTTATTAGCATTAGCTATAGACCCTAACATAAGTGAAGATGTACTTAAAGGTAGGCTTAATGCTTCAGAGCTAGGTGCAGTATACACAGGAACTACAGGTGATGCACTTGACTTAGAGTCAGTACAAAGACTTACTGGTGCAGGTGTGACTACACAACAATCAGAAAAGACTTTTGCTACAGCATCAACTACAGCTAAAGCTTTGGCTCGTATGCAGAGAAGACAACGTAGAGATGTAACACTAGGTAAGGCTATGGGTGTATTAGAAGCACAGATATTTGGTAATGAAGCTATAGCTTCTGAAATACAAAACGTTACAGCACAGAATTTATCTGGTAGCTCTGTACAATCTGGTGCAGCTAGGTCACAAACAGGTTCTGTTATAGGCTTGACAGAGTATTAAAGAGTAGTACTATATATAGTAGCGTGGTGAGTTCCGCTTAGAATAGGGTCACACACAATTCGATAACGCTGCCGAGGTGCGTTATGTGTTATTCGCAAACCCTTGTGAAAATTCCTTTTAATTACCTAGCGATTAATGTTATGGAATTTAATATGCTAGAGAAAAGATGGAGAAAAAATATGGAAAAAAATACAGAACAAGTTGAGGAAACTACAATAGTGGACGAACCAACAGATAATATCAAACAACTTAGAGAAGAGTTTAAAAAGCTTAAAGCTGAAAACAGACAGT